TTTTGGATTCTAACTTATCGCCGTATTCAGTATATTCATTTCCAACAAAAGTATTTTCTTTTAGGCCTGCTTTCTCTAACAACAAATCAAATCTCGTTTTAAATGGACTAATGCCCATTATTATTCCTGTGTCTGAGCCTCCAATATATTTGTTTCTATCTTTTATTACGCTATCTTCTTTCATTTTGATTTCTCATTTCTTCTAAAACTTCTTTAAAATCTTCGTTTGTTGATTTACTATTTAGTTTATGTTCTTGCGCTATTAGATTAATATCAGTGTTGTTTTCTTTGCAGTATTTAATTAGTTCTTGACGATAATCAAGTTCAATATTATTTTCTTTTGCTTTATTTGTTTGTTTATGATATTCATTTGTGTCAGCATCCTTTGTATCATCTATTAAAAATAATCCATTTAAAGCATATTTTCGTGCATAACTTGAAGCAGTACCTGTAATTTGACTTCCATCCATTCCTTTTTTTGTTTCTTCTTCTCTTGCTAGTGCTGATGTTTCAATTATTTCATCAGGCTTTTCTATGTTTACAAGAGTAATAGTAGCTTTTACATAATTTCTTGTATTTACTTCTATAACATCATCTTTAATAAATAATGTTAATTTAAACTTATCTAATACAGGTTTTAAGGCTTCCAATATATCCTCGCAACTTCTATACTTATATTTACCAAAACTGTTATATTGCCCCTTAGGAGCTTTTAACTCTACTTGTGCTTTTAATAATTTTTCATATATATTCATTTTTCCCTCCTACATTAATTCTTCTAATTTCTTAAATGGATAATTTAAAATTTTAACTATCCATTTTATTTTAAATTTAACAACTTGCCAAAAACTTGATTTTTTAAATTTATTAAATTTCATTGTTAGCCTCCAATATTTTAATTACAATTGTCCATATCGATTTTATTCCATACATGCTAAGATTTTGAGTTATAGCTTTTCCAGTTTTATATTTTATTTCAATATTGTTTAATTCATAACTAATTACAATTTCATCAAGCTTATATTTATTGAGAACTTTATTAAATTTTAATTGCGTAAGAATATCAAGTATCTCTCTTTCCTCAATTAATCTTTTTTCTTGTTCATTTTTGTTTTTATTATCATTTTCATAAAAATATACAAGAAATGTATTTCCAAATATTTTTATCTTTCTTGCTTCATATCTCAGAGCCTCTAATATCTTATCTATAAATCTAGCTTTTAACATCTTCTCCCTCTATTTCTTCAATATTCCCCTCCCACATTTCTAAAACTTGTATTATTGCTAGGGCTCTCTTTAAAGAAAGCCCTTTTAATTCTTGTCTATCCCAATATTTATCTAAAATAGTTCCTTTTAACATTTTTATCCTCCTATTCTTTTTCTATCCATTCTATCTCTAACAATGCTAATTCAAGTCCTCCATTAATTCCTATTTTTGTATTATCAGAAATATCTTTTTCTTTCATTTCTTCCATAACTTTTTTTATATTTTTTTTTAATTTTTCACTATCTATATAAGCCATATTCTCTAGTCTCCTTAAATATTTGAGTTAAATCTAACTCGTAATCTATAAACATATTATTTAAAGTCATTAAGCATTTTTCTAAATCATTAATATTATTTAATACTTTAGTTCTGTGATGTTCTTGTTCGTATTTGTCATTCAGACAAATAGTTATAAAGTTATCTGAATAATCTGTATTATCATAGTTTAGATATAGATTTCTATATCCGTTTTGATAATAAGCTTCCTTGTAATTATCAAAATCAACTTTTTGATTAAAATGATTTTCTAATAAAGTTTTTAAAAATTCGCTTGTATAAGTTTTTTTTATTTCATAGTCATCTGCAAAGATGACTAATTCCCAATATTGCTCATTGAAATTGTAATTTATGTTAAATAACTCTTGTTCTAATTTGTGTAATGCTTCTTTTAATTTCATTCTTGCCCTCCTAAGAATTCATCTATCTTTGAATTAATTAATTCCATTATCAACTCAGATTTTTTATAAGAATATTCTTTATGAAATATTGGAGTTTCTGCAGCTTTTTCAAAACATTCATTAAATTTTATGTAACCTACGTAATTACATTCATAGTTAACTTTAAATTTTGGAGTATACTCATAAGTTTCTTTTTTGCTTAGATATATCTCCCATTTAATCCCTTTGTGGCTTCCTTGACTTAAAAATTTTAATGTTTTAAACATACTATCCTCCTATAACTTCAAATTTTCTATTTTTACTTTCAAACCAATTTTTATCAGCTAAAATTAAATTTCTTTTCCCTTCTCTTTTAAACCAAATACCCAAGTTGTCTATTTTTACACATTCTAATATTGCTTTTTTCTCAACTCCTGCATAATTAGCAGTAATTATTATTTTTGTCCCTTCTTTCATTCTTTCTCCTTTATTTTTTTATAAAAACTTTTACTTTTTTTATTGCATTTTCTAAAAGAACTGTAAAATTTTTACCGTAATCATTAAAAATGTAATCTTGACTGAATTGAGAATATATAATTACTTTCCATTCGTTGTTAGAGCTAGAAAAAACTAACTCGTATTTTATTTTTAAATTTTTATTATCTTTTATAATATTTTTTAATTCATCTAATAAATTTTCCATTTTCTCCTCCTTCAAGGGAGTTTTTACACTCCCTTAATTCCAAGTTATATTTTGTGGTATTGTGTTTTCTACTATTACAGGAATTATTGTTTTTTCCTGTATATAGTAGTATGTATATCCGTATCTAAAATGTTGTTTACCATTTTCATAGTAGCTAACATCTAGCCCTTTAATTTGTTCTATTAAGAAGTTTCTGATGTCCTCAGATACTTCTTTGTATTCAGTTGTATCGTTTATTACAACTCTTTCGATTACTACTAAACTTTCATCTAGTAGTAGTTTTTTTAGTTGTGGTCTGTTTTTTGCTTCTTTCATATTCCCCTCCGTTTTTTAAACGTATTTTACGTTTATTTTTTATAAAAAAATTTATTTTTTCTTTTATCTCTATTATCTTATATATCTATTATAACGTTAAAAACGTGAAAAGTCAAGAAAAATTTTGTTTTTTACGTGAAAAGTTTTATAATAGTTATAAATAAAGAAAAAAAAGGTGGTGTACTATGGAAAATTTATCTATAATTTTAAAAAAATTAAGAGAATCTAAAGGAGTTACACAACAAGAATTAGCCGAACTTTCAGGAATTGGGCAAGGTACTATTGGAGATATTGAAAGAGGTAAGATTAAAAAGAGTTCAATTAATACTCTTGAAAAAATAGCGAAAGCTTTAGACTTAAATGAAGAAGAAAGACAAGAATTATTTGCTGTATTAGTACCTAAAGATATAAGTATAAAAATTTTAAAAAATCCTTTATATAAAAATTTAGATAGTAGAGGCAGAAAACAATTTTCTGAAATAATTGAACAAACGTCATTAATGTTTAATGATGAAGAAATTCCAGAAGCAGACAAAGAAAAGGTTTTAATGGCTATTCAATCGGCATTCTTTTTGGCAAAAGAAAAAAATAAAATAAAAAAATAAAGTTGGTGATTAAATGGATATACAGTTTAGAGTTTTAAAATTAATTAAAAAGCATGGAACTAATAACCCATTTAAACTGGCTAAAAAATTAAATATAGAAATTATTATTGATGATTTAGGAGAGGTTAGGGGACTATTTAAAAGGATATTAAAAAGAAAGTTTATTTTTATAAATTCTCAATTATCAGAATTTGATCAGATGTTAGTTTGTTGCCACGAGTTAGGACATGCAGTTTTACATGCTTCAAGTAATTATCAATTTTTGATAGATAATACTAGCATTTTAAGATTGAGTAAAATAGAGAATGAAGCTAATTTATTTGCAAGTTATTTATTATTTCCAAATGATGATTTTATTGAAAATTTAGATTTTATAGAAAATAAAACAAATTCTTTAATGATTAACGAAATGAAAAGACTTAGAGAAATTATTTAAAAATTGTATTATAATAGTATAAAAAAAATGGAGGGGCTTATGAAAAAGATTTTTTTTATCGTTTTAAGTTTTATGTTATTAACATCTTGTAATGAGAAACAAGAAGAAAAACAGGTTTATAATGAAATTACTTTTCAAGAAATTCAAACTAATTTTAAAAATATTCAGGAAGATCCTAAATATCCAGATTTAAAAATAGATAAGTCAAGAACTGATAGAGTCCTAGATACTTATGATGAATTTGAAAATAAAGTAATTTATACACATCTAAATGAAAAACCTACTGATAAAATAAAGTTTTCTTATTCAGTTAAAGAAATAAAAAACGATCCTAATACACTAATAAAACCTAGTGATTTTAACATTTTAGATATGACTGTAACATTTTCTTGTCCTGTAAAAAATTATGATTTATTTAATAAAGTTATGTTAATTGTAGATGGTGAACATTCAGAATTTAAAACTGAGCCAGGACAAAGAGATGTTGAACAAGTTAAAAGCAATGGTATAATAATTCTAAATGCTCCATTTAAATTAAATCCTGATATGTACGGCCTTCTTTTATATTTAGCTAATGCTAAAGAAATTAAAATTAGATTTACTAATGATAAAGGGAAGCACCAAGATTTTGTAATCTCTAATGAAGAAAAAGAAAAAATAAAAGATATGTATGAATGGTATCATTTTTTAAGTATTCTACAAATGCTGACTGATGCATTAATTCAAGAGAAAAACAAGTCACTTTAAAAGTGGCTTTTTTTTTACTTGACTTTAATCGTAAAATACGTTAAAATATAGATGTAAAAAATAGAGGTGATTAAATGGGAGTATTATTAGAAGGAAAAGAAATTTTTAATAAAATAGAACAAGCAAGGCTTGAAAAATCTATGTCAAAGATTAAATTAGCCAAAGAAGTAGGAATGTCTCCAAGTAATTTTTATGATACTATGACTCTATTACAAAAAAATAGTATTAGATATCATAATGTCATAAAAATAGTGAATTACTTAGGGATAGACTTAGGTATAAGATTCTAAATTTTTTTTATAAAAAATAAACGTAAAATACGATTAAATCTAAGGCTAGTCGTTATAGGAGAAACTATGGAAATTAAATTTAACAAAATTAAAATCAATGAAAAAACAGGAGATCTATTCATTGATGATATAGTAATACAAGGTGTTGCTGAAAATGGAGTTTCTATTGTTATAAATGAAAATACAAAAGAAATAAATATAAAAATAATTAATTTTGAATCACTTGAAATAATTAACAATTAGAGATGAAGAAACTTGGACTGCGATGTCTTTTAATGCAGTTAGTGAAGAAACACCTATTTTTTTAGATATGTTAAGCGTTTTTTCCCAAACAGAGTTATCCCTAATTTCTAAAAGAAAGAAATGACCTTTTGCTGTTAAGTCTTTAACTTCTATGCTATTTCTATAAAAAGACATTTGTAAAAGTTTTTCTTGTTCAATTATTTTTAAATGATAAACAACTTCTGAAATTGTATATTTATCTAAAAATTCTAATTCAGGTCTTTTATAAATACTTTCTTCAAATTTTGGGAAAATAAATTTATTGATTTCAGATTGTAATAAAATATCACGAATTAAATTAATATTCATTTTCATATTATTAAAATCTCCTTTCTTTTATAAAGTATCTCGCAAATACATTATAAATTAAAGAAGTAAATAATACAAATCTAAGGCTAGTCCTTAGACAAATACACACAAGGGTTTTTGATATCTGATTAAATTTCTTTGACGTCCTCCTTTACCTTGTGTGTTTCTGTGTAAGGCTTAGCTAACAGATAGAACTGAGAATCTAACTTCTTTTGTTTTATCACTTACAAAAACGTACAAGGGTAATTGTTCGTAAATAGATTATCCAAAAATGCTAAGAAGTTTTTTACAATTTTTGCCTTAGCTGTGCCGTGATAGGTTCGTAAAATGCTATCACTATATGTTTTGGGGTTTTCTGAGCTTAAAACTCTCAATATCTTACATCTTTGTCTAGCAAGGGCTGTTCTTGTGAAATACTAGTTGATAAAGATGTAGGATATAAAACTATAAAAGTATCTGGTATTTTTTAAAAGTATCTAGTAGCTTTCTAGTAGCTTTCTAGTAAGTATCTAGTAAATTTATTAGTTGAATTAGTGGGGGCTATTCATAGCCTGTCAAGCTCTGAGTAGCCTTTACTAATTGAATTAATAAAAGAGAGTTAGGACAGGCTCTCCAAATATATAGGAGGTTATTTATATGGAAAATAGAACATTAAAACAATTATTAATGTCAAGTAGTTATTTTGTATTAAATAAACAAATAGTTAAAGCAATAGGAATAGAATCAGGGTTCTTACTAACAACATTGATAGAAGCTAGTGATGGACTTGCTAATGATGATGGTTGGTTTTATAAAACTGCTCCATCTTTAGAAGAAGAAACAGGACTTTCTAATCATAAGCAAAGTAAAATTATTGATGAATTAACAAAATTAGGTATTCTTGAACAAGAAAATAAAGGGATGCCAATGAAGAGATATTTTAGAATTAATTTTAATAAAATAGAGGAGTTAGTTTTTAAAATACAGGATTTAAAAAATTCTAAACCTAGTATTGAAGAAATTGAAAAGCAAGGTTTTAAAAATTTTGAAAGCAAGGATTTAAAAAATTCAAATGCATGCATTGAAAAAATTTCAAACAATAAAGAATATATAAATAATAACTTAAATAAAGAACTTAATAATAATATATATAGTGAAGCTGTTGAATACTTAAATTTAAAAGCAGGAACAAAATATAAAACAAATTCTAAGAATACTACTAAACATATTCAAGCAAGAATAAGAGAAGGACATACATTAGAAGATTTTAAAACTGTTATAGATAAAAAATGCAGTGAATGGCTAAATACAGATATGGAGAAATATTTATGCCCTGAGACTTTATTTGGATCTAAATTTGAAAAGTATCTAAATCAGAAAATAATTAATAAAAATATAGGTATTCCTGCATCTACTCAGGAAACTAAAAAAATAAAGTGGGGTGAGTAAGATGTCAGTAACTGCTATAAAAGAAATAATAAAAATGCTTGAAAATCCTAGCTTAATAAAAATGAAAGAAGAAGAAAAAGAAGTCTTAGAAAATGGAGATATAGTCTTAAAAAGATGTGAAAAGTGTGGAGAAATAATCGATTATATACATGAAGGATATACAATGACTCGTGACTGTGCTTGTATGAGAAGTTATAGAGTACAAGCAAGACTAAAAAGATTCCAAGACTTGAGCATCACAGATAGAAACTCTAAGAGTGATATTTTTTCTAATTCTAAAAAAATAACTAATGCTGAAGAAAGAGCAATATATGAAGAACTTTACAACTATGCTAATAATTTTAACATATCTAAAAAAGGTTATATCTTTTCTGGAGGAGTAGGAACTGGAAAAACATTTTTAGCAAACTGTGTATGTAACCAATTAAGTGAAAAAGGTTTCTCAGTATTAAGTTTTTCTCTTGGTGCTTACTTCAATAAAATTAGATTTAGTACAGATGAAGAGGAGAAACTAATACAAGCTGTTAAAGATGTGGACCTATTATTTATAGATGATTTAGGTAGTGAGTACATCAATAGAGAAAACGGCAAAATGTGGGGAGAGGAAAAGATTTTCAGGTTATTTGATGAAAGATACAGAGTAGGAAAGCCTATTCTAATTACAACCAATTTAGATGCTGGAGAAATAAAAGAGCATCTAAAAGTTAAAGGAGTAGATAAAATTTACGATAGATTAAAAAGTGAATGTAAGTATAGAGAATTTAATTGGAAAAGCAAAAGGGAAGTTTTAAAATAGGAGGATATTATGAATATTAGCGAAAAAATAGCTTTAGAAATGCAAGAATTTAATGAGAGATATGCTCAAGAAATTGAAGCATATTCAGAACTTGCTACAATTAAAAATTTAAAAGAAATTGTAAATAAATTAAATGACTTAGAAGCTTATGAGGTGAGTACAATAAAAGATGTTGTTTTGATACAAAAAGACAATATTACAGTATATTTCTCATTTTATGATTTTGAGTATACTAATCATAATATCGAGATAGCACAATATCATAAAGGAGAAAATTATAATCTTTATGTATCTAATGATGATGGTTTTATAACATTAGCTGAACTTAAAGAGATGTCTCAAATGATGACAAAGGTTAAGGCAGTAGCTGATGAAGTTATAGGAGTTGCTGCAGCTAAAGGAAATAATACTGATGAATGAATTACAAATATTTAAAAATAAGGCTATTTAAGGAGGAGAAATGGTACATAAACAAATGCAAACAAGGGATTATTTAAGAAATTTAGTTTCAAAAATTAATAAAGCTTCTGAGGTTTCTTTTAATTCATCTAAGCTGAATAGTAAGGAAGAGTGCGAAAAATATATTTTAAATTTAATTAAAGATTTAAAAAATAATCCAGGAAATAACAAGGCTTATGTTAAAGAGATAGATAGTTTAAAAGAAGAAATTGAAATTTTAAATTCTAGTAATAAAAAGCTTGAATCTGAAAGAGCGTTTTATGTAACACAAGCAGAAGAATTAAAAAAGGCTGGAATTAAAGAACAAGAATATAAAGAATTTTATAGAAATATGGTTGATAAATATAAAATGGCTTATGATGTTCAAAAAAAAGATAATATTATTTTAAATAAAATTAATACATTTTTTATATATGTTATAGTCTTAGAAATAGTTTTGATAGCTATGTTAATTTGGAAGTGATTAGATGAAAGAAACAGATTATCAAAGAGTAATTATTGATTATTTAACAATACTAGAAAAACAAAATAAATTGTGGTTTCAAAGAACTAATAATACAGCAATTTATGACCCAGTAGGTAAGAAATTTAGAAGCCTTTCAAAAGGGCAGAAAAAAGGATTCCCAGACATAATAGTTTTTATGAAAGGTAAAACAATAGGTCTTGAAATAAAAACACCAACAGGGCGACAATCAGCTGAACAAAAAATAATGGAGCAAAAGATGAAAGAGCAAGGTGCTGAATATTATGTTGTTAGGAGTTTAGAAGAAGTTAAAAAGATTATAAATTAAGGAGTTGTAGTAATGATAGAGATAATTAATTTACCTAAAATTATTGAAGAATTAGGAGATGGATACTATAAGATAAAAATTAAAAATGGAAAAATAGTAAGAGTTGACCAAGAAAAAAAAATAGATATTCTAAAAAAATAATGTGTTGACTTTTTTGAACCTTTAAAGTATAATTAATATATAAGGAGGTGAGAAAGTGTCAACTCTAAAGGAGATACTGGAGATAATCTTTTATATCTTATCTATTATTGTTCTTATTAGACAATTAAGAAAATAAGATATAACAAGAGAAAGGAGGCTTGAGAGTAATCTCACTCCTCCACTCTCTTTTATCTTCTTTAAAAAAATAGGAGGAATGAAATGGAAATATTAAGAGCTATAAACGATATATTACAACCTATAACATTAATACTTGTAATAATAGTATTAATAAAGTTAAATAAAAAGAAATAAGCCCTCTTAGTTATAAAACTAAAAAGGCTTGAAAACGTCAACTCTAAATTTGTAATTTATTATAACATTTATATTAATTAAAATCAAGGAGGAAAAAATGAAAGAGCAAAAAAAGATGGGTAGACCTCCAGCAAAAGACCCTATAAATCATAGCATAAAAATTGGTTTAAATAAAGACTTATATGATAAACTTATTGAATACAATAAAAAAAATGGAAATTCAATAGCCGAAACAGTAAGGGAGGCTTTAAAAATATTGTTAAAAAAATAAGGAGTATAAAAATGGAAAAATTAGAAATCAAATTAGTTAATAATTTTATAATTGATGTAGCAAAATTTGTTGAATATAAAGATAAAGAAGAAAGTGGTTATAAAAAACACCCAATGAAAGATTTTGATTGGGATTTTATAGATGATAGTCAAATTTTTGATAATGAAGTTTTTAGATATATAAGAAGTTTTAACTTTGAAATAAAATCATTAAAAAAGATATTACTAAATGAAGAAAAAACTAGAAATGAAAAAACGGAACCTTGGTACCACATAAGTGATATATGTATAAAATACTTAATAAAAATATATGAAATAATGAAAGAAACAAAAAATTTCAATATTTTCCACGGATTTAAAGATATAGTAGAAGATTGTTACCAAACTATTTTAAAAGATTTATATGACTATAATAAAAATGATAATACTTTATATATAAGAGATATTGAAATCCTAGAATTTTTAGATGATATTTCTTCTGAAGATATGCCTGAAAATTTAAAAGAACTTGCAAATGATTTAGGAAGGGAATTAGATACAAACAATAAACAACTCTTGAAAGAAATAGCAGACATAATTCGTGAAGATGATGAAAATTTTAGAATAGGGTTACACTGGGAAAATCTCTCAGAAGCAAGAAAATTAGCTTTTGAAATATAAAAAGTGTTTTACTGTAAAAATGAACTTTAAACATGAAATGTACTCTTAAATGAGAATAAATTTTATGGAGGAATTAATATGAGCAAAGGAAAATTAGTAGGATATGTAATAACAGATAGTAATGTAAGTCCTTGTGGAACTAAATTAAGTTACGGGGCCAAAGACCGATATCAATTGTGGGAAGCATACTCAATTCCAAAATTAAATAGATATGGCGAAGATATTGGAGAAAAAACATTAGAATTCTATTGTATAGAAACTAATATAGAAGAAAAAGAGTATGGAAACCAATATAAAGATTTACCACTTTTAAGAAGTTGGGGATGTAATGTTTATAGAGAATTGTTATAAAAATATTTGAAAAAATAACAAAATATAGTATAATATATAATGTAAAAGTAATATTATAGGAAAGTTCAAATCAAAAAAAACAATTGAATATAAATTAAATGTTGGGAAAGTTCTAATCGCATTTATTAAGAATATTTAGATTTTAAGAAGTCTATTTATTTTTACTAAATGCGATTTTTTTTATTCCAGGAGGAAAAATGAAAGAAAAAAAAATAATTAATAAAAACATAGATGACATAAAAGAATACGAGAACAATGCTAAGGAACATCCAGATTGGCAAATTGAACAGATAGCTAATTCAATACAAGAGTTTGGATTCAATGACCCAATAGCAATAAATGCAGATAATCAAATTATTGAGGGCCACGGAAGACTTTTAGCAGCTAAACAACTGAGATTAACTGAAGTACCTTGTATTGTTTTAACAGGACTTACAGAAGTTCAGGAGAGAGCATATATAATCGCACACAATAAAACTACAATGAATACTGATTTTGATTTAGACAGATTACAGTATGAGTTGAATGCTCTGAAAGTAGAAGGTTTTGATTTGAGTTTAACAGGTTTTAGTGAGTATGAAATTGAAAATTTATTATCACAAAACGAAGAAATCAACTTAGATGAATTTGTTACAGATGAGGAGAAAAAGCCAAAAGAAAAAAGATGTCCTCATTGTGGTGAGTTACTATGAAGCTATTTTTATCTTCGTATGAAATAGAACAAGATTTAAAAGTTTTAACAGAAACAAAACCTTTATTTGTTTTAGGAAGTTTTTTCTATTTAAAAAAATGCAAAAAAGATTATTTAGATAAATATATGAATTATGTAAAAACTCAATGTAAAGATTTTATTTTAGATAGTGGAGCTTTCAGTATGCTTTCTGGGAGTAAAAACAAAGAAAGTTTTTTAGAAAAATTAGACAGTTATATTTCTGAATATATAGATTTTATAAATAGATATAACATTAAAAACTTCATAGAGTTAGATATAGATAAAATTATTGGTTATGAAAAAGTTAAACAAATTAGGGAAAAAATTGAAAAAGAAACAAATAAAAAAAGTATCCCTGTTTTTCATTTAACAAGAGGAATTGAAGAGTATAAAAAATTAATAAAAAATTATCCATATATCTGTATAGGTGGGATAGCAATAAAAGATATAAAGAAAAAAGATTATAAAAAAATATTTCCAACACTCTTAAAAATGGCAAAATTACAAAATTGTAAAGTTCACGGATTAGGATTTACTGCCTCAAATGTAAATGAGTTTGATTTTTATTCTGTGGATAGTTCAAGTTGGAAAACATCTATCAGATATGCCTTAATTGGGATTTTTGATAACAAAAAAAGAATAATTACATATAAAAAGTTTAGTAAAACAAAAAAAATAAATAAAAATTTAGCAACAGAAATTTTAATTGTCTCTGGAAAAGAATTTATAAAATTTCAAAAAAGTTTATATAAAGGGGAATTATAAAAATGGAAATAATAAATAAAGAGTTTAAATTTGATACTGCTCATATACTACCTAATCATTATGGACAATGCAAAAATTTACATGGACATACTTATAAATTAATAGTTAGTTGCACTGGAGAATATAAAACTGATTCAAGTTCTGAATGTATGATTATAGATTTTTCTAAATTAAAAAAAATAGTAGAAGAAAATATTATAAATAAGTTTGACCACGCATTTATTTTAGGTGTAGGAAATGAAGAAGTCGAAAAAGATATAAAAACAGTTTTAATAAAACATAATTTAAAATTTGTTGATTTATGTTGTAGAAGTACAGCGGAAAACATATCAAAATACATTTTTAATAAACTAAAGCCTATTTTAAAGAGTGAAAACGTAGAGCTTATTAAAATTACGCTATATGAAACAGAAACATCTTACGTTGAGTATACGGAGTTATAACGATGAAAATAGTAGAAATTTTTAAAAGTATTCAAGGAGAGGGAAGCAATTTTGGAAAGCAAGTTATATTTATAAGGCTAGGAAATTGTAATTTGAAGTGTCCTTGGTGTGATACTGACTGGAAGAAAAAAAAAAAAAAATAAAAAAAAAAAGAGATTATAGAAGAAATATCAAAATATAATTGTAAGAATGTAATTATAACAGGTGGAGAGCCTACAATTAATAATTTAACTCCTTTATTAAAAGAATTAAAAGATAGAGGGTACTGGATAGCAATAGAAACTAACGGAACTAATAACATTGGTTATGAGTATATAGATTATATTGCTACATCTCCAAAATTTATATATGGACCTAACATAGTTAAATTAAAAAAAGCTAATGAAGTTAGAATAGTTGTAGATACAGATAATAAAATGGATTTTATAACATTTTGTATCAACATCAGAAACAAAATAAAAGCCAATAAATTTTTTTTATCTCCAGTAGAAATAAACGGAGAGTTTAAGAACTTGGCTTTATTAGGAGAGATAAAACAGAAACTAAAAGAGAGAGGTGCAGGAGAATGGGAAATATCAATACAGTTACACAAACTGATGAAAATACAATAGAAGCTGAAAAAGGAATAATAAATCTTTTAATTGAATTAGGAGAGGATATAGAAAGAGAAGGATTGAAAGATACTCCAAAAAGAGTAGTAAAAGCATTTAAAGAAATGACATCTGGATATAGTGTAGATGTAAATGAAATATTATCTAAGACTTTTACAAGTGATAATAATAATGAAGTTGAAATAGATAATATTCAATTTAATTCTTTATGTGAACACCATATGCTGCCATTTATTGGGACTGTGAAAGTTAAATATACTCCAAAAAACGGAAAAGTTGTCGGGCTATCTAAAATACCAAGAGTAGTAGAAGCGTTTGCAAAAAGATTACAAATACAAGAGAAGATGACAAAAGAAATAGCAGAAGCAATACAAAATAATTTAGATTGTGCAGGAGTATATGTAGAAGTAGAAGCTAGACATATGTGTATGGAACTGAGAGGAATAAAAGCAAGAGGAAGTAAAACAAAGACAGTATATAAAACTGGTTGTTATTTGAGAGGTGATAACAATTGCAAAGAGTAAATACGAAACAGATGTATTGCCAAGACTTGTAGAGATAGAAGCTTGGAAAAGAGATGGATTAACTGATGAACAAATATTTAAAAATCTAGGTATTAGTAAAGATACTTTTTATAAATATAAAGATAAATATGCAGACTTTTCTGACGCTTTAAAAAAAGGTAAGGAAGTTGCTGATATAGAAGTAGAAAATGCACTATTTAAAAGAGCTGTAGGCTATAAATATAAAGAAGTTATAAAAGAAGTAAAAGAGATAGACGGCAAGAAATCAACATATGTAAAAGAAGTTATAAAAGAAATGCCAGGAGATGTAGCAGCTCAGATATTTTGGTTGAAGAATAGAAAATCAAGTAAATGGAAAGATAAGCAAGACATAGACATTGAAGACAACAATGTAAGTATAACTATTCAAGGAGTTAAAAGAAATGGAGATTAATATACAAGCTAATGAGCATTTTATTGATTATCTAAATAATTGGGATAAGAGATTCTATTATGTCGTCGGGGGATATGGAAGTAGTAAGTCCTATCACACTGCTTTAAAATTAGTATTAAAAGCTATACAAGAGAAAAGAAGAATATTAGTAGTTAGATCTGTTTACAGAACTATCAAAGAGAGCTGTTTTTCACTTTTAAAAGGAATTATTAGCAACTATAACTTAAATAGCTTCTTTAGTTATACACTTAACCCTCTACACATTAGATGTAGAAATGGGAGCGAGTTTATATTTATGGGCTTAGATGATTCTGAGAAATTAAAATCAATTGATAATGTCGATATGATATGGATTGAGGAATGTTCAGAAATATCATACAACGCATTTAATGAGTTAAACGGAAGATTGAGAGCATTAGGAAAAGATTTACATATATTTTTGACTAATAACCCAGTTAGTATTAATAACTGGACTTATGAAAGATTTATAAAAAAGGCTAATATTGATGAAGAAGAACTATACCAAAAAAGGATACTTATAACAGATGATACTTACTATCATCATTCAGTAGTTACTGATAATGCTTTTGTAAACGATGAATATATAAAGCAATTAAAGAATTTTGAAACTTATGATATTGAAAGATACAGAATAGCATATCAAGGAAGATTTGGAATAGTTGGAGAGAGAGTATTTACAAATGTATCTAAAGCTAACGATACAGAAGTACAAGCAATAGTTAAAGAATTAAGCAAATATGGCTTAGGTAATTTATATGATGGCTTAGATTATGGTTTTAGTATTTCTTATAATGCTTTAGTTAGAATGGCTATAGATAGGGAAAATAACGTTTTATATGTCTATGATGAATTATATAACAAGAATTTAATTACAAGCGAATTAATAGCTTCTATGAATTATATGAAGCAAAAACACAGAGAGATTATAGCTGATAGTGCAAGACCTGAAACGACTGAAGAAATAAGAAGAGCAGGATTCAAAATAATCAATGCTGAAAAAGGGCAAGGAAGTGTACTAGATGGATTACAAAAGCTCAAGAGTTTCTATAAGATTATAGTTTCTGATAAGTGCATAAATACATATAGAGAATTAACTGAACTATGCCACGAAAAAGATAAGAACGGGAATTACTTAGAGGATAAATTTACACTGGATCCTCATACAGTGGATGCTATGAGATATGGACTAGAGAAGTATAAACAGACAACTTTTAAAAATGGAGAAATAAGAAAGCCACTAGGAGTTTAAAAATGGAGAAAACAAGGATATTAAAAGCATATAACGACTATCTATTAACGGATATTTATAAGAATTGTGATAGATATCGTAAGTTATCAGATGGGAAAAGTGCTGATGTATTTTTTAAAGATGTAAAAGCAAGGGTAAACCTTGAATATATGGGAATAGTTGACAAGCAAGGATATATGAATACTTATTCTATGAGTAACGGAAGCCTTGTAAGTGATAGTAAAGGTTGCAGTTTAAAAGATTTAGTTGCAAGTAACGGAATATTACAAGCAACGACTAGATTATACGCAGAATATGGAACAAGTAAGAAGTTAATAACTAATCAAAATGAATTAGATTTAATAAAAGATTTTGATTTTGACGATTTGTTAGCTAAAGCTATGATTATACAGTCTTGGAGTGGAAAGCTTCTATTAAAAGGAGTTACACAAAATGATAGATTTAGCTTCTATACAGTAACACCAAAAGATTATTTTCCAATAAGAAATGAATATAATCCAAAATTAATAGATGGATATGTAATATACAATTTATCTAAAGATGACAAGGCTAATAAAACTCTAATTTGTGAAATTTATGAGCTAGATAGTATTGAGTATAGAGCATATAAAATTACAGAAAATTCTATAAACGAAATAGCTTATCCTTTCAACTTATCAGAAAATGGAATGATAGTAGATGGATTAGGTTATATAGATACACAAGCTCAAGGTTGGGCAGTAGTAGAAATAGAAAATATCTTTGGCAAAAGTGATTATAATGATGATTTAGTGGCTAATGTTAGAGAGTTAGTAATTGGAGATACTTTAACATCACAAGCATTTCAAAAAGTTGCTAATCCATTGTTACAAGTACCTGACAGTATTGTAGAAATAGATACAAATGGGCGTAGTACTGTAAGGCTAGACGGTAGAGTTATTGCTTTAAATAAAGATGATAAAGATGTAAAACAAGTGCAGCTTGAGACTAAAACACAAGAATGGAAGCTACACAAAGAAGACATTAAAAATGATGTCTATAAACAATTAGGAGTTAATGACTTAGCTTTTGGAATTGATTTAGGGGGCTCTATTGCAAGTGGAGAAGCTAAAAGAAGAAGCTTAGAGCGTACTATTGCAACAGTAGAAAGCAAAAGAAGTAAATGTATAACAGGTATTAAAAATATCGTTCTATGGGGCTATAAAAAGCTTAAAGGAATAGATATAGATTTACAAATAGAAGCACAAAATATTTTGAGTTTATCATTAACAGAAAAAATGGCAATAGTAGTACAAGGAATTCAAAACAATTTAATGAGTTTAGAAACTGCTATTAAATTTCTAGGAATATTAGGAAAAGATACAGATGAAGAAATAGCTAAAATTAAAGCTAATGTAATGTATCAAGAAAAGCTAATTAACATAATGAATACATTAGCAAGTATAACTAGAGAGGAAGCATTGCAAGTTAAACTTGAAGAACTTTCAAAAGATATTATGAAAGATTTAGGGCTAGAAGTTAAGGAGGAATAGTATATGTTCCCTTTAGCACAAGAGAAAAAATTAAGATTAATATTTGAATTTTATACAAAGAAAAGAACTAAAAGAGCAAGAAAAGCTATTAATAATGGACAGTTACCACTGTTTGAGTTAACAGATGAGGAAAAAAGAAACATTATAAAAGAATTAACAAAAGTTGCTATTGAAGTGAATTTGTCTACATTTGAGAGTTGGAGAACACTCACAGATGAAGAGTTAAAAAGAACAGATTTAGAAGGTGCTAAATACTGGATAAAAAAGAATTATGATTTATTTAATAATACAACAGTTACAGCAGATAAATTAATGGATATAAGGCAACAAAGGATAACAGAAACTATTAAAAATTATAATAGAGATTTACAAGTATTTAAAAATGGTGAAGTTCCAAAGTCTACACTTGAAGCTTTAAAGCAAGACATAGCTAATAATAGGGCAAGTAAAGAGATTAAAGATATTGTTAAAAGTATTGAAAACGGTACCTATTCTAATGCTGATATCGATAAACTCCAAACTTGGCTTAATAACAGAAATGAGAATTTAGCTAGGAATGAAACAGGTAATTTATATGCTCAAGAGTGCAAGGACTTAATGATTGAGAACGGTATTGAACATTTTGTTTGGCATACAATGAAAGATGACAGAGTAAGAGAATCGCACGCTGAACGAGAGGGCTTAGTATTTAGTATCAATGATGAATTGCCAGGAGAAGATTTTAATTGTAGATGTTGGGCTGAGCCAGTTAGATTAAATTAAATTTTGAGTGAGAAATTGCTTGAGAGGAGAAAAAATGGAATTAAAAGACGGAAAATTAATAATAACTGATGAAGAAAAGAAAATATTAGGGAGTAATGAGGGTAAACAATGGCTAACAGATAATAAGTTTATGATAGAGACAGTTAAGGAGATAGAAAAACCTTTGACTGTGGAAGCTGTAACGGAGTTTATAAGCAAAAATCAAAGCTTATCGGATAAATTATATAACGATAATGCAACTAAGTTTTTAAAGACTAAGCTAGGAGATAAAATCACATCTGATGACTTAGGAAAAGAAATAGTTTTAAAAAGTGAATTCGATAACTTTAAAAATGAAACTATTAAAACTGCTGTAAACTTTGGACTTAGTGCAATATCGCCAAAGTATAGTTCTATGCTAGTCAATACAGTTGATTACAGTAAATTAGATGTTAAAGATGGGGAAATAGTAGGATTTAAAGAGCAAATAGAAGCTTTAAAAAATACTTACCCTGATCTATTTACAGATAAAACTGTAACAACTACACCTGCACCATTACCAACTAACAACGGAAATTCAAAAGTTACTTATGATGATTTTCTAAAGATGTCAGAAGCAGAAAAATCAAAATTAACAGATGATGAATTAAAACAAATATTAAGAGATTAGGAGGCTAAATAATATGTCATATAACAATTTTAAACCAGAAGTTTGGACTGAATTAACAAATAGAAACTTAAATAAAAACTTAGTTTTTGGGGCATTAGCAAATAGAAAATACGAGGGGAAAATTGAGAACTTTGGAAGTTCTATAAGAGTACCAAGTATAGGGTCAGTAACTGTTGGAAATTATACAGGAGCAGATATAACATTTCAAGAGGATACTGGGGCATATCAAACTATTAATATAGACAAAGCTAAATATTTCGCTTTAAAGATGGATGATGTCGACAAGGCACAAGCTATCCCAGGAATTATGGAAGGACTAACAGAACAAGCTGTTTATGAGATGGCTGATGTTGTAGATACTGAACTTGCTAAATTATACACAAAATGTAAAAACAAAGTAGCAGGAACAATAGGAACAGACAAGGTAACAAGCTTAATATTAAAATTAGCTGTTCAAATGGACAAGGACAATGTACCTACTGCTAATAGATGGCTTGTTGTATCGCCTGAGGTGTATGGAGAAATAATTAAAGAATTACCAACAATTTCAACAGGTGAAAACACACTTGGAATTAACCAAAATTACTATATTGGTACTTATGGAGGCTTTCAAATATTCAAATCTAATAATGTTCAATTAACAGGTAAAAAATATCATTGTATCGGTGGAGTTAGTGCAGGGTTAACTCTTGCTATGCAATTAAACAAAATGGAAGCAGGAAAATTTGAAAAATCATTTGGTGAATATATCAAAGGATTACAACTATTCGGTTGTGATGTTATTGAAACTGAAACAGGAAAAACAAAATTATTATGTGAATTAGAAGTATCACAAGCATAACGGGAGTTAAAAGCTCCCTTACTGCTTTTAAAAGGAGTTTTTTATGATAGGTTATGTAAGTTTAGAGGAAGCTAAAGAGTTTATAAAAAACAGGTATGATGACGTTACAGATGATATTTTAAGTAAAGGACTATATAAAGCATTAGATAAAATTGAAAGTTTAATGATTAGAGATAGTGGTAAATCTGATACACAAGAATTAATATTTCCTAGAATTAATGAAAAGAAAGTTCCTGATGAAATTAAAAAGGCTCAAATACTTGAAGCTTATTCAATAGCTTTAGATGTCGACAATGAGTCGACAACTGACATTGAAAAAGGAATTGCTAGTAAATCAATAAGTGATATGTCAATAACTTATGCAACAGATGGAGCGAATAAGATAGGAACAACTATATTTGCAAGTTCACAAGCTAAGGCTATTCTTTATAAGTATGTAAGGAAAACTTATGATTGGAGTTAAAACATCGGTAAATGTGCAAGGTATAGAAAAATTTTCTGATATAGAAAAACAATTAAATCTATTAGCAAAGTGGAAGTTAGTCGTACAATTCAACGAGGATAATACGGAAGCTAACGGAGTAAAGGTAGAATTAATAGCAATGTGGCTAGAATATGGGAGCGAAGGTTTTAATGTTCACTATCCTGCTCGTCCATTTTGGAGAAGTGCAATAGATAGCAATATACAAAGAATTATGAACAGATTTAAGTTTAATGCTAATCAAGTTGCACTTGGGAAAATGCAAGCTAGACAATGCTTTGAGGATATAGGAAAACAAGTAGTTGAGTATATAAGAAAAAGTATTGAACAAGGAAGCTATGCACCACTTGCAGAGAGTACTATATTAGCTAGACAAAAAAAAGGGAGTGGAGATAAACCCCTAATTGATACAAGAACAATGTTAAATAGCTTAGAATATGTAGTTAAGGAGATTTAAAAATGAAATTTAAATTGAAACAGTTTGCAAAAAATGAGTTAAGAACGTATCAAGTTACACGTAAAGCTGAATATGATATGAAAAACCCTGAAGGAATTGAAAACGTCTATCATTGGGAGATGTTAATCTATAAAAAATCTTTAAGAGTAGCAACAGCAGATCCTAACTCAGCAATAAAAGTTTTGAATCAATTGAATGGAAAAATCTTAAAAAGTTACGATTTAAGGCTAGGAGATATGATAACAGTTGAACAGTTAAATTATAGAGTAGTTGAGATACTACCTCGGTTATATGCCGATTTTAATGAGTTTGTGCTGGAGTTGATGAAAGATGAATAATCTAGAATTAGAAATATTACTACTTGAGAAAATAAATGAATTAAATAAAAAGTTTCAAACAGTCCCTTTTGAACATTTAAGCAAAGTTAATGGACAATTGAAATTACCTCGTGTTCTTGCAAGGACTATTTCTAATCAAGTTATACATAGGTATACAAACGATAGAGAAGACACTGAGAAATATGGAGTTTTAAAGCAAACAAATATAAACAAGCATATAATAAGTTTTTCATTTACTCTAAGCAAAAAAGATAGCTTTATAGATGTAGCAATGATTAGAGATTATTTTACAAATATAGAAGCTATAAATTGGTGGATTAAATTAAATGGACTGAACTTAGTTATTGAAGAAGTAGGAGAGATTAAGGATATTACAGATTATTCAGCAAGTGATTTACTTGAAAGATATGTATTTGACTTGACTGTAAGAACTTCTAAAGAACTAAGAACAGAAATAGAAATTATAAAAGATGTTAAATTTGATATTGAAGGAGGTAATTAATGGGAATTATATTAGGTGCAGAAAAGAAAATCGTATTTCTTAATACACACAAACCAAGCCCAGTTGACCAAGCTACAGTTAACATTATAGGAGTATTTAGCACTAAGAAAGCTATAACAGAGCAATTAATTACAAGTATAAAAGATGTAACAGGAGTTGCAGCAGGTGATGATGTTTATAAAATATTACAAACTTGTTTTAATGGCGGAGCAAAACAAGTCTTAGTATTTGGAAAGGCTGTAACTGGAAACAATTACAAAGATTTATTTGATAGTGTAAAAAATGATTGGTTCGGTACTGTTACAGATGAAACAGATTTAGAAAAAATAGCTTTAATATCTAAAGAAATTGGAGCAAGACAAAAAATGTTATTTGCTCAAGTCAAAAAAGATGAAGACATAATGAATTCTGAATCTAAGATAAAAGCAATAGCAGAGGATACAACAGCATTATTTTTCAATAAAAATGAAGAACTTACAGCTGGAGCAGTTGCAGGTTACACAATACCACAATTTCCTGGTTCAGTATTAATTGCTAATAAACTTATAAATGGAGCAGTTGAAAGTGGACTAATTGGAGCAGAACAAGGAGTTTTAGACAAGAATAAAGCTAACTATGTTGCAAGAATGAAAGGTCAATTAGGACTTGCTAATGGTGTTACAGTTACAGGTGATCCAATTGATTTTATTCATTGTGTTAAGGCTTTACAATTTAGATTAGAGGAAGATATTACATTATACTTGAAAGTAACTCCAAAGCCTACATTTGCAGATGTAGACCCATTGAAAGCAGTTATTTTAACTAGATGTAAACAGTTTGAAAGAATGAAAGCGTTAGTAGAAGATAAAACTATAGTTGATATAGTACCACTTGAAGAAATACCAAAGAATGATATTTTAAATGGTAAATTAACAGGTGTAAAAATTACAGTTTACTATGCTTATGGTATTAGAGAATTGTCAGCTGATTTATTCTTTGAAGTTTAGGAGGTGCTAAATGGCTAATATATATAATTACGACAGTAAAAATTATGAGTTAGTAATCGGCAAAACAAGAGTAGATGATTATGCTGATGATACTAAAATTACAATAGAGTATGATGGAGATTTTAAAAGCTTAACAAAAGGAGTTGATGGTGCTAGAAGTATTAACCAACACAATGATTATGACGCAGTTATTAAATTTAAAATCTTACAAAACTCACCATTAAATTTATCTTTTAAACAACTTGCATTAACAGAGGGAGAAAAAGGAACATTTCCTGTAACTTTTGTTAATAAAGGTTTAGATGGAACAATGGGAGCTTTCTCAGCTAAAGGTTTCTTTAAGAAAATACCAACTCTTGAAATTGGAACAGATTCAAAAGGTGTTGAATGGGAAGTTCAATGTATTAATTTAAAAATGGCTTAATAGGGTAGTTTTTTAACTACTCTATTTTTGGAGGTATATATGGAAAAGAAAGTAATTAATGTAAATGGATATGATGTAACAGTGATGGAACAACCATCAAGCTATGTATTAAAGCTAGAAAAAGAGATTGGAAGAACAAGAATAGTTGACTATACTAAAGAGATTTTGAAATATCCGAGCGGTGTTAATGAAAGTTTAGAAAATATAATTGGAGTCCCTGAAATCATAAAATACCAAGACTTAGAACTAAAATTAGATAGTAAAGATGGACTTTATACAATGGAAAAGTTATTTATATCAGGGCTTGAAAACGTTGTATTTACTGGAGAAACATTTCTAAAACTGTTAAATAAAAATATTGATGATTATAAATACCAAGAAATAGAAAAAATAGGTCTTGAAGTGTGGGAGCAAGTAAAGAATATCGCCTTTTGTGGTTTAGTTGTAGATACATTTCGCAAAATGTAACTTAAATTACAATTACGAAAGTATCGAAAATATGATAACTATGTATGGTTATTTCATTAAAGATTTTGAAAGAGCCGAAAAGTATACTATTAGACAACTTGAAACATACATAAATAGAATTATGAAAATAAGGGAGGTGGAATAGATTGAGTACAGGTATTTTAAAATTTAATATAGATACTTACTTAAATTCAAAAGGTTTTAAAGACTTTAAAAGTAATTTAAAAGAATCTATGAATTTAAGCCAAAGATTTAAGAGTATTACAGGAAGTGCATTAGGACAGTTAGCTATTGGATACTTTACGATAAGCGGATTAGTTGGACAGTACAACAAAGCTATTGAAGCTAGTAATTATCAAATCGAGCAAGAAGCTAAGTTATATAACACTCTAAGGGCTCAAAACTTTAGAGATGAACAAATAAAATCAATAGTAGATTTAACGGGGAGTTTGCAAAGTCTAGGAGTTGTAGGAGATGAAGTAACTCTTGCAGGGGCTCAGCAATTAGCAACTTATAGAATGCAAGAGGACAGTATTAAAAAGCTATTGCCAACAATGCAAGATATGCTTGTTAAACAAAAAGGACTTAATGGAACAGGACAAGACATGGAAGGAATAGCGAGTATGTTTGCTAAGTCTATGAATGGGCAAACAATGGCTCTTAAAAGAAGCGGAATAATCTTATCTGAAAGAGAAGAACAGTTACTAAAAGTTGGAACAGAAGAAGAAAAGGTCGCTTTACTTACTGAAGCAGTTAGAAGAAGTATCGGAGAGCAAAATAAAGAGATGTTGAAGACTCCAGAGGGAAAAATAACATCAGCAAAGAATAGAATTGGTGATTTATATGAAACTTGGGGAATGTCTGTAAGAGATACAAGAGCGAAATTTTGGGAATTTGTAGCAGATAATGCTGAAGGTTTAAAAGATGTAGTAAATAGAGTATTTAAAGCTGGAGCAAGTTTCGTTGATACATTCTTAGGAGTATTTAGAGATATAAAAAAAGGTTTTAATGCCTTGCCTGATAGTGCAAAGAATGCTTTTAAAATTATAGGTGCTGTAGCTTTAGCTACTCAATTTCCACTTATTGCATTAGTTTTCGCTATTGAAGACATTTTCGGTGCTTTTCAAGGTAAAGAAAGTTTTACAGAGGATGCAATAAATGCACTATTAAAATTAACTGGGACTGATTATAGATTTGCAGATTTAAGAAAAGGAGTATCTGATTTCTTTGACTTGTTAACAAAAGGTGCTGATAGTGGAATTGAAAAGATTAATTTAACTACTAAAGTTCTAAGTGATTTACTTGACACTTTAAAAGGTGGAGTAGGTTTATTACAAATGGTATGGGGGGCAACAGGTGGACTTGCTATAGATTTTACAAAAAATACATACAAGGCTTTAACTGGAAACTTTGAAGATATTAATTGGAGTAACACAACATCTAATATTAGTAATGGTTGGGATAGATTATATGGAGCTGGGCAACATATGAATGATACTCATGCAATGTATCAATCTTATGATTTAGAACAACAAGAAAAGAAAATGAAACAAAAATCAGAAAGCGATAATTATAAAAGACTTAATCAAAACAAAGTTGGATATCCTGTAGATAATGAATTTATCGTCCCTGGAAGTCAACCATTGTTTGCTGGGCAAAATAAGGCTAATAATAATGCAAATATTATAGCTTTACCTAATGATTTAACTGTAGCATTAAATAAGTTATCTAAAATGCAAGAGACAAAAAAGCTAGATACTAAGACAGTTACAGAAACTAAAAAAATGATAAAGCCTGAGGTAACATTGACTAATGCTCCAACTTATAATACAAATGTTACAGTAAATGAAGCAACAGACGGGGCAAAGATACAACAAATGCTAGATAATAGTTTAAGAAACAAAGAAAAACAAGACATCGAAAAATTAAAAGCACAGCTTGGAGTTGTAAATTATGGCTTTGGATATTAGGAGGTTTGAATGAGTTTTTTTAAACAAGCTATAAGTATGGCACTTAGTTTGCTAGGCGGAACATATAGTCAAAGTTATATACAAGATATACCATTAGAAGTAATATCAGAAAAATCGAGAAGCTTGCCTATGTCCTTACCTAGTAAAAGAGTTGAGAACGGTTTTAATATCAGTGATTCAGTAAGAAAAGAGCCTATGATAATAAATATAACTGTAGTAGATAATAGCAGTGATTATATGTTAAATAGGGATAAATTAATGAAGTTGCAGGAGTTAGGCGAAGAGGTACAATTCGTTTTCTCTAATAGAGATACATATGAGCATATGATAATTGAAAACATAGAAGAAACTGAAACGGATAAACAAAAATATGGCTTTACATACTTTATCACTCTAAGACAGATACAAGTTGGAGAGATTAAAGAAAGTGATGTAAAAACAGATAATAAAAAGGCTCAAACATCAGGAGGAAAAAAGAAGCGTACAACTGCTAAAGTTAGTAAGCCAACAAGTGCAGAAAAAAGCAAAGTTAGTAAAGTAACAAGTGGAACAAATAATAACTCAGTTAACACAGAGAAACCAAGAGAAAAAACAGCATTAAGAAACTTGATAGGAGGGTAATATGAAAGCTTTAGAAATAGATGTAACTGATATTCAAGAAAGAGGAATAATAGCTGAATTACCTAATAATTTAGTTTTAGAGCTAATTTACAATACCTATGATAGTTTTATATACCTATCTATTCTAAACGCTTTAAATGAACGTATAACAGGTTATAACAAGCTAGTGCCGAACATAGATTATCTTAATTTAGTTAGAAGTGATGAAAACTTACAATTGAGATGTATTAAGATTAATGAATTTGCTGAGGAAAAAGATAAAATTACTCCTCAAAACTTGAATAAAGATTATAAATTTTTCTTGATAGGTGATGATAATGAAACTGTGGAAACAAGTTAGATTGATAACTATTGGAGATATAGTATTTGATTATGATGAGTTAGATGTGGAATTTGAAGTTAAATGCACTGATGATAATAAAAGTGATTTAGCAACTATAAAACTATATAACTTATCTGATACAACATTACAGAAACTAAAACTAAATCAAGATGTATCAATAGACGCAGGTTATAGAGATATTCACGGAGTTATATTCAATGGGATAGTTGAAAGCATTAGCACAAGTAGAGATGAAAACGATTTTATAACTACTATTGAAGCAACACCAAATAATCGAGCATATGCTAATACTATTATAAATCGGCAATTTAAAGCTGGGATTAAAGCAAGTGAAGTTATAAAGCAAATAGGTACAATGTGTAACTTTACTATGGATATAAAAGAATTAGGCAAAGATACAGTATATCCAAATGGGAAGGTGTTTAGTGGTAGATTGTCTAATGTAATTCCAATTTTAGCAAGAGATACAGGGACTATATGCAGATTTACCAATACAACTATTGAATTTAAGTTACCAAATAAAGCATATTCTAGTGTACTGCATTTAGGTGGAGAACAAGGCTTAATTAGGATAGATAAAAAAATGGATAAGGCAGATATTAAAGAAAAAGATAACAAAAAAGCTAAAAAAGATAATTCTAAAACAACATCTAATAAAGCTAAATTTGATATCGAATGTTTACTAATTCCGTTGATCAAAATTGGTCAACTCTTGGAGATAGAAAGCACTTTATTTAAAGGACAAGTTGTAGTTAAAGAATGTAGCTTTGTAGCTAGTGGACTTGAAAGTTTTACAGTATCGGCAAGTGTGGAGGTTGTGTAAATGATAGAAGTTATAAAAAATATGATAGATGATAGCTTAAATGAATTACATACAAGTCTAGCTTGTAAAATTATATCTGTTAATCACAGTGCTGGGACTTGTACTGTACAACCACTAGCAAAAAGGGAGTTATGTCAACAAAAAATAGATTATCCTCCCCTTATAGATGTAAGATTAGATTTTCTTAAATTCGGCGGTTGGAGTTTTCAAATACCTAGACAAATTGGGGATATTGTATGGGTTGGGTTTAGTGAAACAGCTTTATCAGATGAAACAAGCCTTGAAAGATTTAGTTTAAATGAGCCTTATATCATAGGAAGCTGTGAAAGTGGATATGAAGCTAATTCAGATGACATAATCTTACAAGGTGCAGGAACTAGAATAGAAATAAAAGGTAATGGAGATATAACTATACTTGCGGGAAGTAAGCAAACAACTATTACAAGCAATGTTACATTAAATGGAAACTTGACTATAAATGGGGATACTACTCAAAAAGGAAGTATTACAGCAACTGGAGATGTACAAGGAGCAGGAAAGAGCCTTAAAGACCATACACATAGCTATAATCCAGGAGATAAGCCTAAAACATCTACAAGCTCAACAGATTAGGAGGTGTAAATGACAAGTCCAAAATTAGATCGTGATTGTGAGTTAGTTTTTAATGATAATGGAGTTTGTGAGTTAGTCAGTAATGCTGATGACTTAGTACAAGCAATTAGAGTTGAGTTAGAGCAGAACAAAGGACAATTTGCATTAAATACTGCTTGGGGAACTCCTTATCTAAACGAAGCTAACACAGGCATTTTACAACTTAAGGATAATAAAAATAGGATAATTCAAGAAGTTAGCAAAGTCATAAATAAATATGATGGAGTGCAAAAGATAGAAAGTATTGAATTTATTGATAAAGAATTAGTTATAAACATCAAAATTAATGGGGAGGTGTACACAATATGATAACAGATAAGGGCTTTATAGTTCCAACTATAGATGAAATATACACTAGAAAGCTAAATGACTTTAAAGCAGTAAAGCCTGACTTGAGAGAAACGGACAGTAATATTATAATCGCTTGGTTAAGATTTGATAGTGCTGAAGAGTATGACAGCTATTTACAAGCTTTAACAGCATTTAATGAATTATCAGTCTATACTGCAACAGGGTCTAACTTGAATGCTATTACAAGCCATTTAGGTATGACTTGGGAGAAAGAAAAAAAAGCAGTTGGTAAAATTACAGTTACTGCTGAGATAGGAACACAGATTCCACAAGCTTGGGGTGTAGAAACAAAGTCAGGGATTAAGTTTGTAACTCTAAATACATCTACTGTTACAACTACTCAAAGAGAAACAGAAATTGAAGTAATAGCATTAGAGGGAGGAACAGATGGAAATGTAAGTTCAGGAGCAATAACAGAACAAACAGAAATTTTAACTGGAGTTATATCTATTAACAATAAGTTAAATACTCTAGGAGGTAAGAACTTAGAAACAGACACAGAGTTAAGAGAAAGATATCTAAAAAGACTAGATAGAAAGAGTTCTTTTACTACTGAAGGAATTAAAAATTATATCTTACAAAATACTAACGTTAAAAAATGCCAAGTTATAGAAAATGATACTGATACATTTGATAGTGACGGTAGATTAGCACATAGTTATGAATGTATATGTTATGGAGATACAAATGAAAATATTTTAAAAGCTTTATACGAGTATAAAATTGCAGGAATAAGAACAGTTGGAGCAATTACAAAGAATTTTGATGAAATATCTGTTGGATTCACTAGACCCACAGAAAAAACTGTATTCTTAAAAGTTGAAATACAAGGTATTAAGGAAGTTTGGAAAGATGAATTCAAGAAAACTATAAAAGATATTTACTTAAAATATATAGATGAGGTTGAGCCAAACAGCACTATTTACTTATATAAAATCATTGGAGAAATCTATAAAAATGTAGGTGGAATAAAAACTTTAAGAATAAAGCTAGGAGATACTAAATACAACGAAAGAGAGCAAGATTACAAGCTATCTACTAAAGAGGTTGCAGTTGCTAATGCTGATGACATAACTATCGAGGTGAATCTATGATACTAAGCAGAGTACCTCATATTTATCATGATACAGTTTATTCAAAAAAGATGTTTGAAATAGCAGAGAGTAAACATTTAAGAATAAGAAATATCTATAATTTGTTTTCTAATTTCAATGATATTGATAAATCAGAAGGCTATTTACTAGATGTTTTAGGTGGAAACTTTAAAATTCTAAGAAATGGACTTAATGATATAGAGTACAGAAAACTATTGAAGTTTGAAATAGCATTATTACAATTTCTAGGAAGTCCACAAGAAATAATTAGAATACTATCAGAATATTTTAAACTAAATCAAACAGAGTTTAGAATTATAGAGTTATCTGGAAAAATTCTTATTTCTATCCCTGAAAAGTTGAACAAAAAAGGAGTCTTTAGCTTAGTAAAAAAAATCAAAGGTGCAGGTGTAGGGCTAGAAGTTATTAATGGAATCTATGTAGAGGATTATCTAATATCTGAACTGCATGAAATGACACTAGAAGAAATAGAAAAGATTACATTAGCTAGAGATGAGTATTATATTGAAATGTACAGTTTATCAGAATTAGAAGCAATGACATTAGAAGAAATTGAAAAAATTAAAATTTCAAGGAGGTAAAAATGGCACAATGGATAGAAGACCCACAAGGTAGACCAGAGGTTGAAAAAGTTACAAAGGAACTAAAATTACCAGTTTGGAAGGCAAATCATAAAGGGAAATTTAGAGATTTTTGGAATGAACTATGGGATAAAATTGAGGATTATTGTATAAAACTAAAAGAAGGAACTAAAAAAACAGATGATAGATTAAATTCAGCTATTGGAAGAAATGATGGAGATTTCCCTATAGCAAATGCAGTTGTAGGTGATGTTTATTATTCAGATGTTACAAAGAAGTATTATAAATGTAAAGTTGGTGGACCTGCTCCTATGCCAAATGGAAATTTTATAGATTTATCTATATTAGAAAATCTTAATAGATTGGAAAATCTAATCAGTTCCAAAACAGAAAATGATAACTCTATTCTTAAAATTGGAAATGTAGTTATAGAAAAAATTTCTGTTCCTGGTGGTACAGGGATTAGAACAGGAATTATAAAAACAGATTTTAAAGAAATAATTTCTATATCATTAACTCCATATATTTCTTATGGGCAGGAAGTAAATACTTCTCAATCAGTCCATGATGGTGATAATTATATCATTCAAAATAAAAGATTAAGAATTTACTGCAATGCGAATCAAACTGTCAATATCTGTATAATTGGCTTAGTCTAAGAGATAGAAAGTATCTAAGTACATACTCTCAGCTACATCTAATTTACTTAATATATATAAATTCCCTGTGTTTGCATCATATCTAGTTCTTGCTGTTCTCCCACTTGGGTTAGAAACTATTAGTTTTAAGTTAAAAGTTTTTGGTTTAAATTCTTTAGGAAAAGTGAATATTAAACTTCCTTCTACAAGAGAATTAGAAATAGTAGAAGGCACATCTAGAAACACATGACCTATATTGCCTTTTTTTTTAAAAATCAAAGCTGTATATCTAGTTCCTTGAGTTTTATCTACAAAATCATATTTGATTAGATTTTCCAATCTATACACATTTTAAAAATCTATCTGTGATGGAACAGATAACCTAAAATACTAAATTTTTTGAAAGGAGTAAATTATGTATTATATATATTCAAAAGAAAAATTACCAAAACTATTATTTGATGTAAATTTAACATCAGAAGAAGTTAAACTTTATGGAGGTTGGGATGTCATTTTTGGATATTATCCTAACATTCAAAAAGACAATTCAACGATAATTGAAAGAGATACACCATTCAGTTATCCAATTTTTGATAATAACACTATTAGAGAAATGACAAGAGAAGAAAAAGTCGCAAATGATATTGAGATAACTCTTGAAGTTGGAGAGTTTATAGAAAACAAAAAACTTATAAAAGTACCTAAGCCACAAGGCGATAATAAATACTTAAATTGGGATAAAGATAAACACTTGTGGATACTAGATACAGAAGCACAAAGAAAAGATTATTTTGATGTCATAGATAACTTTAAAGCGACATCTTTAGAGTATGGGTTTGATTATAAAGTTGGAGAAAAAGAACATCGCCAAAGATGTAGAGATAAAGATATCATATTTATAGCAATGTCGGCTCTATTATTATTTTTAGTAAAAACTTTTATGAATAAAGAAATAAAAAAGACTTGGTATTTCGAGGATAATTTCGGAGTTAGTTTAGATTTAATGGGCTTTATTCAATTGATGTTTTTCGGTAGTACATTTATTCAATCTGTATATGATACAGAAAATTATTTCAAGACTAAAGTTAATCCTTTTCCATTAACAAAAGATGAATTTGAAAAAAAGAGAAAAGAAATACACTCTAGCTTAGCAAAAGGCTAATTTAAAGAGTTTTTATAACTAGACATAGTTTTATATGGCTATGCTTTATAAAACGCTTTAAATAGCTTGTTATAAAGTCAAATTTTTATAATCTATCATTTTAAATATAATTTTCACTAATTTTATATTTAAGAAAAGAGATTTTTAAGTTTTATCACAAATTTTAACAATTTTTATATTTTAGGAGGTGAAAAAATGTATAAGTTTTCTGAAAGAAGCAAGGCAAAACTTGAAACAGTAGATATCAAACTTCAAAATCTAATGAATATGGCTATAAAAGAAAGTCCTTATGATTTTTCTATAACTGAAGGAATTAGAACAATGAAAAGACAAAGAGAGTTAGTTGCCCAAGGAAAATCAAAGACATTGAAAAGCTATCATTTAAAGGGAAAAGCAGTTGATATTGCAATTTGGATAGATGGAAAAGTAACATGGGATTTCAAATATTATAAAGAAGTTGCAGATCATGTTAAACAAACAGCAAGAAAATTAGGATATTTGATAACTTGGGGTGGAGATTGGAAAACATTTAAGGATGGTCCACATTTCCAAATTGAAAACTAATTAATAAACAGTCTGGTCAGACAATTATTATAAAAATTTTAGGAGGTATGAAATGGAAGCATTTATAGAAAGAATGATTGTAGAGAAAAATGAATTACAAGATAAAGTAACAAAGTTAGAAAATTTTATTAATAGAGAAAAATTTAAAGAATTAAAAGGATTAGAGCAAGTTTATCTAAAAGAACAGCTAAAATTTATGAAAGGCTATTTAAGTGTATTAAGACAAAGAATTAATTTTTATAACAAATAACAGGAGGTTTTAATT